CATTTAGGAGTTCAAACTTAGCGTACCCTTGTGTAGTTTCATCACCGCTGAAGTCACGGTGAAATACTGTGCAGTAAATACCTTCTGACCCATCCTCCTTATCAACCAGTCGTTGGTAAGCATATGTGATCTCAATGAGTTCTTCGGCCTCGTATGCGTTGTCCGTAAGACTAATGGATCGACGACCTTCTTGCTCACGCTCAATGCTGTCAATGTTTACTCCACGGTACTTGTCGATAACCATCTGCACGAAGTCCTCATCCCAGCCCTCGGTTATTACCTTGTTCTCTAGCTCCTGTGCAGTATAGTAAGTACGCCAGAAACAGTAAGGCGCACGTTGCGGGTCAGTAACGTAAGGAGGGAAAAAGAAGTCCCCGTCAGGAGCCAGCGTCTTGACTTCGGGTGCATTGACCTGTCGTCTGACAACAGGAAGTTCTGCCGCACCATTCTTTCGCAGGTCATTGAGTGCTTTCTTGGCTCGCTTGTCTGTGGTTCCCTCAAAAGTTGCTTGGAGCAGGATAATTAGTTCTTCATCGTTATCACCATCCTGGATAGCTTGCGCTACCTCTGGGCTGATTTCTGCAATCTGATTAAGATTTAATTGCTGTAAGAATCGACGATCCTCACGTTGCCAACCTACGTAGGTAATCAGTACACCCCGCTCAAGCAAATAATTAGCTCCGAGTTCCATCTCTCGGTAAAACCGTGGAATATATCCGCTGGATACCATCCACTTAAGAAAACCTGATACTAGCTTTGATCGTGCAATATCGGAGCTTTCAACCGGGAATGCACGGATATTGGCCCGTTTAAGGGCTGACATAAAGAGGGAGACGAGTCTAGTTATACGCTCATCAATAACATGGCACTCCATGTCGCTTGCACCCTCCCAAGGGAATGCGTCAGCACCGTGCTTGCGGTGGTCACGGCTCTTGCCCGGCCACCAGTTACGCCTGTCATCGTACGATGTTCGGCATAGGTCGAAGTAGGATTCCAGTTCCGTTACTGTTTGATCGTATGCGTAACGAAGGGTATTGATATCTGGCTCATCCGTAAGATAAGTCAAGGACTCAGAAATATTGCTATTTTGCATTTAGTCTATCTTTAATTGAGTTAAGTACTCGTATAGTGTGGCTCGATGATACGCCTATTGTATCACATAGCTCTTCATTTGTCATTGAAATAGATGTTTCATGCAGAACCGTCCTTTTTAACATTTCCCATGCCATGAGCCGGTCGGTGTTTTCCTTGCACCAGGTTCTATCAAGTGTTTCGTTTTGGTTTAACATACCGGTAACTTATTCCTTTATCGTCCTCTATTGCCTCGAACATGATCTCCTTGTTTACTAACGAACCCGATAGTTTACGTGGAATCAGTACAGGGACTTTCTTCTTTATCTCCTTGTGGTAAACGTAGACAAACCTGGGGTTCGGTGCTTCGTGCTTTACGATACCCTTGTAGTGCTTAGTCGTGATCTCATCAATCATCAAGGTTGCGCCTATGATTGCTTGGCCTTGTTCACCGATCCATGTCCGTTTGCCCTTACCTGTGACTTGATCCTTTGGTAGTTTTGTCTGTGCTAGCATCAAGGCTTCGTCAAACGGAGTCTCGTACTCCTTGGCTATTTTTGTTAATAATACTTTTGGCATTAATATCCTCCTTCGTTTCTCATTGTTGTATACATCTCGTTTGATGCAAAATAATCAGGGCCGTACCCTCCATTAGACATTCGTAAATATCTAAGGACATCGAAGAAGTCCTTGAGGGCTTCATCGGCTTTACCCTGCGAGTTATAGTTAATTACGCTTTCGATCAAGTTCCCGCAGTCCTCGTGTATATAGCAGCGAGGGCGGTTAGCCTCATCAATATCGTAGTTCGGATTATAGAAGAACCATTCATCCAGAGCAGTCGCACCTATCTGTTCCGTCTGTCCGTCCGATGCTATGAAGTTTAACCCGTAGTCATAGAACTTCGTAAATAGGTCAACATTGTTCTCATTCTCCTTTGCAAAGAAGCGGGAGTCCCCGATTCTCTCCATTACCTCGATTCCTAGTTCATCCTCAATCTCCTTGAAGAGTTCGCAGTACATCTCTACATCGTACCCAATCTTCTTAGAAGCTGGGCCGTACCGCCACTTCGGATCACCGAACAATGCCCACTCGCCGTGCGTTGCCCTATCCGGCCATTCTCTGCGAATAAATATCTCTTCATTCTCGGAGACACCTGCCCAGATGGATACGTAGTTCCGTGCAAAGGCGGGGTCAACTACCTGATACCAGGTAAGGGATTCCTTACCCTCAACGTTGGTCTTCCCGTTATAATCCGGGAATACTTGTCCGTACTTGTTCGGCTTATCGGACAGGACATTGACCTCAGGAGAGAAGTTCGGGAGCAGAGAAGTCATTGACTTCGTTGGCAGCCCGTAGGCACGAACCATAATCTGGTCCTCTGGTGAGTTCCTAAGATCCTTCGCTATTCGCTCGTATCCCCCGAATGGATTCTCGTCAGAATGAAGGTAAACTACGCCAGCATCCCGCTCAGGGCTGTATTGAGATACCGGTACTTCTCGTTCAAGTAATTCTGCGTACCTTGTCTCCAGTGTCTCCGCACCCTTCAGGTACTCGGATACGAATGGCGTGTACCCATCAATAGGGGTAAAGCCTAGAAGCATCTTGCTGTTTCTAGTAGCTAGACGGAAGCGTAAAGTATTTACAAGTGCAGCGTCACCAAGGTATTCGTCCAACCAAGCCCCGATATTGATACCGCTTGGATTCTTGAAGCCGAACTCAAATCCCTCAAGGATTGTTTGGTTATTGCTGAACTGCGTATATGTCTTGAAATCTACACGAGTCCTTGTGTCAGGAAAAATAAATGATGATCCTGTGAAGCCATTTTGCATACTGAAGTTGATGTAACCGTCTATGCTCTTTGTCTTCTTTTTGAACTCCTTGGGCATCATCTCCCATACAGCAGCCTGCTGAACCTTCACGGATGTATCCGCATTCTGAGAAAAACATACAAGGTGACCGTCCTCGTTCTCCGTTACAGCCTCCATTAACATCTTCGCACAGCCCGTTGTTTTGCCGCTGCGATTCCCACCGAAGGTAATTACTTCGTCGTATTGACTAATCGCTTTACGCATTCTTGACCAACCATCTAAATCAAAGCCGTAACGCAGGGGATCTTCCTCTGCTGCCTTAATGCGTCCCTCGTGAGCCTTATGCAGGTCAGCCAATAGCTTAGTATCAATCTCACCAAGCTGGACAATCTCCTCATCCGTGGGTGGCTTGAGGATTGGGTGCTTTGTAAAGGTTAGCTCCATCTAGCTTTTAGCAACAAGATAAGTCAAAGCAATAAATCCTATTAAGCAAAAGAATAGATCTAGTTCCATTCTTCACCCTCCTCTTCATCTGCCCACTCAATAGTCCAGTCATCGTTGTCCAGTGCTTCGCTCTCCATATCCTCCTGCATCTCACGCTGTAGCATCCTGCCGATGGGTAGATTAGTGAAGTCATAGTACAGTTCGCCGTCATCATCCATAGCTGCGAACATAAAGTTCGGGAAATGCTCAGATAGAATTGCCCTAACCTGCTCGAATATTTGCTCGTTATGTTCGTCTGTAATCATTTGATTCCTTTGATATTGACTTTGACGGGACGATCCGTTGGCTTCTTTGACCAATCAATCTCGTCGTAGTTCTTTGATTGCTTCTCAGCGTTGTGTCCCTTTCGGGGCTGGCATCCTTTACCCATTGTTATTCCTCCACATCAATCACTTCCTCCACTTGTGCTTGTTTAGCCTTGGCGATACGTTCCTTTGCAGCCTTGATAGTATCCTCGTAATCGTCCTGAGTGACGACCTTACGTTCCTCAGTGATACTCGTAGCCTCTCCTCTGGCCGTGAGAGCTTCTCTAGCCGCATTAGCTTTAGCTATAGATAATTCCTTCAAGTCCCGGAAACCGATCTCCATTTCGGGGTCATCCTCCATACGCTGGCGTACTCTCTCAATAAGATCCTCTTCTAGGCTGGATAAGTTAAGATAGTTCTTCGCAGCTATACGCCCCGAAATCTCACGGAACTTGCCCACGTAATCCGCATAGTCCGTCAGGACACTCAGGATCGTATGACGCTCGAAACCGTACTTCTTAATCATCCTTGTCTGGGATACACCTATGCTGTGTAAGTATAATATCTCAGATACCTTCTTGGGGTCATACAAAGTCAGGGACTTCCTCTTCAGCAAGGACTTCTCTTGACGTACCAGTTCAATCGCTTCAGCGATCTCTGACATTAGTTCTTCCTTATCTTCCTCCATCTTCTGGGTATAAAAACATATTATCATATAGTGTCAATACCCTAGAACGATAATTATCAAGGGTTTCTGTCTATTGACAACTATCTATACAACCTATATGATATACTGCGTACCATAAGGAAGCCACTTCATAAGGCTTTCAAGTCCTAGGACTGACCTTAAGGTAATTATTTTTGTAAAAAATAAACTGAGTCATAATGAATGACTGACCTTAAGAAGTGACTACCTTAAGGAAGGGCAGTCATAAGGAAGGGCTGCCATATGGTAGGGCAGTCACCCTATAGCCCCTTGAGGGAGATATTTTTTTAAGGCGGCCTTTTTATATAAACATAAAACTTGTCGTCAGTCAGCTCGACCGCCCCCACCCCTGGGGTCTTTACCTCATACCGGCTAGGGTCTTTCCTTCAGGCAGTCCTAGGGTCTTTACCCTAAGTGTCTTTACCCTACCGAGTCCCGGGGTCTTTACCTTACCCGGTCCTAGGGTGTTTACCTGTGGGGTGTTTCCGTACGTGAGTAGGGTTTTTCTTTTGATTGGATGGGATGTATTGCCAGCCACTATGTAGGCATTCACCCTACCACTTTTAAGGCATTTACCAGCTAAGGGATTTACCCTACCGGTCCTGGGCTATTGACTCCAGGTATCTTTGGGTGCGAAAAAAGTCTGAAAAAAGCTTGCAAGCTTTGCATAGATTGTCTTTTAATGGCGTCTCAACCTTAACCTTAACCTTAACTATTATTATTATGAAAAACACAATACAATTCCAGCTTACTGAGTTAGACTGCCTTGCTTTACTTATTCGCGGATTGAATGAGAATGGAGTGCCCTACATCATTTCACGGGATTCCGATAGCGTTACTATTCAAGTAACTAATGGATTTTAATCTTAACCTTAACTATTATTATACTTATGAAAAATTCAGAATACTTCGCCTCCGTTACTGAGTCAGACAACCTCTACGAGGTTCGATCCACGTATCTAGTTACTGAGCCTCAGATAGACTCATTCGCCTACAAACAAGAAGCATTAGACTTTGCGGATGACTTAGTCAAAATTGGTAAAGTTACCTCGGTTGAAATCACTCGCGTAATCCGGGTCAACCTCAAAATGTCAACGTCTCTATAGATGCTAAAATTAGCGTTCATTAATCCTTAACTATTATTATACTTATGAAAACAAAAGAAGCCCAAAACATTACTGACTTAAAAACCCTTGCTGAAAACTATTTACTAGCAGTAATGCCAGCGGACAAATTTGGCATTTTACTTAAAGCTGAAGAGATATTGAAAGAGTATACTTATACGACAAAGGCCAAGCTCCTAAAGGGTCTTCAAATCTCGTATTTTGCTAACGTAAACAGTTCGCAAAAGATAGAGAAAGGAAGGAAGCAAAATTTTGATACGCTTGTTTTATATCTGTCGGCAAGTAAAAATGCTGGAGTCGATTTGTGCAAATTTGCGTCAACTGGATGTCGCCTAGCTTGCTTAGTTGCAAGCGGTCACGCGCTAATTGACAGGAGAAGCGGGAAAAACAAAATTGATGTTTCGCGCATTGTTAAAAGTTGGCTATCAATCTACCAAAAAGACATTGCGGAAACTGTCTTATGCGCTGAAATTGAAAGCGCAAAGAAACGCGCCAAAAGAAAGGGCCGCAAATTTTCCGTAAGATTGAACGGAACAAGCGACATTGATTTCTATAACGTCATAAATGCTTTTCCGGATGTGCAATTTTACGACTATACGAAAGACCCTGAGCGCATAGAATTGGCAAATTATCATTTGACGTTTTCCTATAGCCAAGCAAATCAAGCGCGGATCAATCATTACAAGCAAGCTATTGCTCGAGGCCAATCAATTGCTTTTCCCGTCATTGCAAGCGATTTTGAGCAAGCTTGTACGCTTCCTGATTGCTACTCTATGGACGAAACAGACTTGCGCTTTTTAGACAATGCTGGCAAATACGGCATCTTAAAAGCCAAAGTAACGGAAAATTTGAAAGATGGAGTTAAAAACAAGTTTTTGCTGTCCCTGAATGATTTGAAGCAAGTAATCGAATCAATCGAAAGTTAACCAAAAAACGAAAGTATAACAATGAAAAGAAAAACGTTTCTACGCGACGACAAAACGGGCCTACTGTATTGCAATGATGGATTGTTTAGGCAATCAGTCTTTTTTGGCAATGTTTCCAGCTGTCTTAAGTTTTGGAGTAAAGCCGGATTTGCTAAGTTAAAAGCGCGAAAGCTTGGCCTTAGTCAATGGAGCGTCTTCCACGTTTATGACGGCGACACGGTTGACAATTTTGGCAACGTGATAAGACAAGCGCGAAACTGTCGACAAGTGATAAGAGAGAGTAAAAACAGATTTGCTTCATAAAACATAAGTATAAGTTAAGATTCGAAGACCGTCATTAAATTGGCGGTCTTTTTTTATGCCATTCTATGGCGCTTTATGGCGTTTTGTTTGCTTGCGCTTGTAATGGTACGCGGAAAGCATTAAAAGGCCTTCTATAGCGTTTTAAATGCAAGGAAAGCGCATCCGGGTTGCAATGCTTTCGTTTTTTGGGTGCTAGTACACAGGAAAAGCGCAAAATTTTAGCCTATAAAGCGTTTTGATCAGTTGCCAAGGGTAAGACTAAGGAAAGCGCATAAAGACTTATACAGCGCAAATTTGAAGCAAAGGAAACCGGAAGGAAAGAAACCGGAAGGAAGGAAACTGGAAGCAAAGGCCAAGAAAAAAAAAGAAAAAAAGATTTGACTAGATGGAATGCAAACGATTTAAATGATTGCAAGCTGGTAACACCGCTAGTCAATATAAACCATAACAGAAAGTATAGATATGAACGATAAAGAATATAACGGTTGGACAAATTACGAAACTTGGCGAGTAAATCTAGAAATCTTTGACGGACTAGACACCGAAAACGAACAAGTGACACCGGAGGATTGCGAAGAATACGCAAAAACAATCGTAAACGACGGAAGCCCCGAGGGACTTGCTTTGGATTACGCCTACGCATTTCTCGATCAGGTCAACTTCGATGAAATTGCAAAACACTTAAACGAACAATAAACCAGTAACAGAAAGTATAAAAATGAAAATTGCACCCGAAAACGTAAACGAAGTGGCAGCGGATCTTGCCGAGGATCAAGTTGCTTGGCATCTAAGAGGTCAAAAGATTTGGTACGATGCGCCGAATGGTGACCAACATTACACAGAAAGAGCGCAGGATCTCTTTAATCAGTACTATGACCTATTTACGGATTCACTCACTCAGGAGGTAACCAATGCCTAAGCTATTTAAAACCACCGAGGGCGGCCAAAATGGGGATATAAACTGGATGGCCGGGCGTAGCCAGTCCGATATCCGTTACGTCATTACAATGGATACCACCGAGGCCGAGGATGTAACCATCATTGCAGGGATGTCTAAGCCGGATGAGGAGGGCGAAGCGTGGACGGTGGATTACTACCTTACCAGCAACGGCCAGAAGCTGGACTCCGACGATATCGCAGCCCTTCAGCAATGGCTACAGGAAGACCTCGATTAACCCTACCTTATGGCATCCCTTCCTTATGGTCAGTCAGTCTTATGATTCAGTTATGTTTTATAAAAAAATGTAAGAGCCATAAGGATTGACTGGCCTTAAGAAGTGTCAGTCTTAAGGAAGACATCAATTAACTAATAACACCGAAGTACAATGTCAACCCAGAGAGTCACAGAAATTGAAGACGAAGGAATCACGGATCTTTTCCACCTCCTTCAACAAGCGTCCGATGATGTTTTTTATTCCGTCAACTTGCCTGACAAAGTGGTAGAGGAATTGAACGAAGCGGCCCAGTACGTATTTAATTAAAAAAATACTTTACAACCATATATTAATCAATAAACCGATAGTTACATATGAAAAACCAACTCACAAAACAAGAACAGCGGGTCTTTGAATCCGCTTGCATCGTAGTCGCCAGCGCAGTAGGCGCGGGCATCGTAACCTTAATCGCAATCATTTTTTCTAGGATCTAATTATGAAGCATACGGATTATTTTCGCATCGCAGCCAAGTTCTATCAGAGCAGGGAATTGCCTATCAATTATATTACTATGCCGGACGAGGATTTTTATGACCTCTTAGAGGCAAACGCTTGGGAGCCCTTTGATGGGTGGAAGGGCGAAAACATCGAAGCCGAGATACACGCTCTCCAAGAGACAATGAGAGAGATAGCGAGTGATGCGAAAGCCGAAGCACTCAAAAACATTAACCAGTAACTAATCATTATGCAAACAATAGACGTATACACATACCCGGACGGCAAAGCCGACCAACTCGCGCAAGACGACATCGTCTCACGCTTACAACCTAACGGAAGATTTACTGACACCTATGTCGGGGAACTCATCGAGGGCGACCAGTACTATATGCCAGAGAAGGAGCTCCCGATGGCTACCGATACCGAGATCATCGACTTTATGTTGGATAACGATATTGGCTACTCTCGATCCGGTAGATGGGTAGGTCTGTGGAATCGTCAGGATTCATCCGATATCACGGAACTGACCTTTGACCCAAGCAAGACAGATGTTCGCTCAGTATTTCGGGAACTTATGTCAGAAGTAATCCATAACCAAGAACTATAATGGCTCACTTCTACGATTGTAAAGACGTATCATCTCCCTCTTTCGAAGGGGAGGTGACTACACCCTTCCAAGCTCAGAAAAAGAGTCCAAGCATTTACCCTTCGGTTACTACTGTTTTGGGGATCGTGAAGGACTCCTTCATTGACTCCATATGGAAGCCCAAGATGATAACGGCACTAGCCAGAGAGTATCCAGAAATGGACTGGCAGGACATCGAGAGACTGACCTACGGAACCAGGCCACATCCAGTCGATGGCTCCTATATCAGTTCCTCCGAGTTCGGGACATCTGTGCATAAGATTATCGAGGACATCATTGACGGGGAGTTATCGGGGGAGGGCAGGCAGTATCCTGCTGGGACTGCCTTCGACCCTTGGGCGATGCCATTCATAGAATGGATAGCTGAGAATGATGTGAGGCCGATTTCCTGTGAACGAATGGTGGCCAGCAAGCGGGTGAAGATCTGCGGAAGCGTTGACTTCATCGGGCACGACCGAGATGGCAAGTTGTTCCTCGCGGACTACAAGTGCCGTAGCAATACAAAAGGCAAGGCTAAGACTTATGCCAAGGATTGCGAGCAACTAGCTATTGAATCCTATATGCTTATGAAGGAGCATAAACTGGATTACCTGCCAGCCTGTCGGTCAGTTGTTATTGACTCCGAGACGAAGCAGCACATCCACCGGGAGTGGACTGGTGAGCAGTTACGCTGGGGCATAGATAACGCAAAGCTATGTGCCAAGATTTATTGGAACAAACGAATGAACCCAAAAGTTAAATGAGCGATTACCTAGAGCAATGCGACCCGGAGGCAATCCGGTTCGATGGACTAGATGATGCGGTCATTGGAACCGACCATCGAGGATACTTAGTCTATGACTACCTCAAGATGCTGAATATCTTCCTTCGAGAGATGGAGGAAGAGGAGGCCATCGAGTGGATAGATTATAACGTGATACCAACAATGGGCGGTGAAGGATTTACTGTCATATACCAATGAATCAGTACCGAATCAGATACGTCCGTAGGGATATGCCAGAAGGCTACGTCTCAAGCGTTGTCAAATACGCTAGGGATGAGAAGGAGGCTATCAAACACCTAGGTGGATCAAAGCCGGACAAGAAGGGCTACTTCCGTATGAAGCGGGGTGGCATAGCACAAATACAATCAATCAATACAGAGAAATAATATGAATACAGTAGAAACATACGCATCAGAGAATTACGAATCCAGAAGAGTGAGCAACTTCCTCGATTGGGCGCACCGAAGATTAACCCAAGAAATCCAAGAGATCGAAGAGATGGAGAAGGAGCACGGAAACGCTAACTGGAAGAAGGAAGAGAACCCGAATCTAGGTAGACCTGCCAGAACAATGGATCAGAAGGTAGAAGTCTTCAATGCAGTCAATGCCCTGCGAGAGAAGGGGCAATCAATCAGATCCTCCTGCAAGGAGATGGGCCTATCTCAAAATACTTACTACAATATATCCAAGGAGCTAAACCTTCCTGTATGGGAGCCAGCTTCATAATTCCTGGGCTGAACAAAGAAAAACGAACACAATAACATTATGAAACCAGAAATAGACCCTTATGATCTCGTTGATGAAATCCTAGACTTGATAGATGACAGACATCGGCTCGATTGGCTGATTGAATCAGCAAAGATTGACCTATGCGATGACGTTGGTCATTTTGTTATGACCTATACCCGTGAGCATATAGATCAAGCTATGGAAGAGGAGGATGATGAAACGAGCGAATACCTTATCAAGAACGGAATCCCTAGTAATGACATATCTACCACAGAATAAACTAGCTAAGTGGCGTGAAGCTAACAAGCCTAGTCGCTGCCCTATCTTGGGCGGCAGGACGAAGGATTGGGTAGTCGATCACGACCACAAGACCGGGATGGTACGAGGTGTCATCTCCCGTGTCGGGAACTCCTTGATCGGAAAGATCGAGAACTTCCTGACCTCTAGATGCAGGCAGAGGCCCGAAAATTTTCCAAAAATTCTTCGGAACATAGCTGATTATCTGGATCAAAAAAATACGGATATCCTTCACCCTGTGGGACTTACACAACTTACTAAGCGTTTCGCTAATTATTTGACATCACAGGAACAATATGATGTTCTTCGTGACCTAGGGGCTGATGAGGAAACCCTCGATGCCTGTACTAATTCAAAACACCGAGCCACTTTGTTTAGAACACTAACCAAAAATAAATATGAAAGTAATACCATCTCACTTAATCAGAACCAGAAGTCTACTCGAAGCCATTAAGGATATGCCACCAGATCAAGCGTTAAATTATTCCTTAAAATCATACGACAAAATGGAAAGGAGATTTATTAAATCCCAAAATAGATTACAAGCGTGTGAAAAGCATAGGGACGCTGCGTTGAGCGAAATCAATAGACTCAATTCCAGTAGCAAGTTCTTTTCATTTTTCTGTAAATAATAACCATCAAGCCATAATGAGTCATAATATACGACAAAAACTACAGGGCATTCAGTCATCCCTCAGAGCTCCGAAGGGGCA